ATCCACAAAGCCTATATTAGTTTTTGGACCAAAAACTTCATGAATGGAAAGCAATCTGCGCTTTACCCAATAGAAATAATTGCTTGGACTATCATCTTTACCAGGGTCATCATTTGTAATAACTATTTGTTTTCCATTATGATTTCTTTTAAGAATGTTTTGATTTTTGCCAACGCCAATATAAATTAAAATAGGATTATCTTTAATGCGGGACATTATTTTCTTGCGCACCGCAGGCTTCATATAATGCTTTTTAATTTGCCCGCGTGTTAATTTAACACCGTCTTTATCGATTAGTACTTCTGACATTTTAGCTTCGTCATCATCTCCACCGTCATCTTCGGCAAAATTGACACCTTCGTACTTCTCAAAACGAATTACCATAAAACGACGGTTAGGGCCAAATTTTCTTTCCAATGACTTTGCTACATGTTTGCCAAAAGCTTTTTCGATACGCTTAAGACTCATTCTTTCTTTAGATGTAATAATCACATCACAGATATGACCGCCAGAATAACTCATGCATTTAACAATCTCGCCCACCCTAACTGGCACATCATTTGCACGAATTGTCATATTACGTCTGCCTTCTTTAATATCGTTTGCATATGAACCTGGAAAATATAAAACTCCTGGTTCTGTATACTGTGCACGTTTAGAAAGCATACCTATTTTCTCTGTAGGCTCATTCTCTTCCCATTCTGCTTCAGCTTCTTCCCAGAATTTTTCATCTCTTGGTTTGGCTGACTCTTCTACGATATTTAAAACAAGATCCCAATATTGTTTAAAATATTGGATCAATATATTTATGCCTCTCATTTGTTCTATATCTTTCGTATAATTTCTGACAAAATCAGAAATAGTTCGATCTATAGCAACTTCTAAATTTGCATAAATTTGATTGTATTTCTGTACAAAAATTTCTCTAACTCGATCATACAAAGCCGAGTTTTCGTTGAGAAGACGATAAACATTACTTTGTACAGCATCATAATATTTTGTTTCTTTGGGCCCAAATATTTTTGTAACTTCTTCTCCGAATTCTTGTTCAGGCTCAAAGGGCTCGTCATCTGCACGTTTGCTTATTAAAAATGCCATTCTTGTGCCTCCCCGAAAACCTGCTGCACCACCACTGGCTGGAAGACCAGCCAGAAGTACATTCGCAACCGGACTTGTTTCAGGATATTTTCTTGCAAGATAATTAAGAGTTTTCTTAAATCTAGAACTTTGTATATAGTGTAAATTACCAGGAGCGAAAAGTTTCTTTCTCAAGAGAAAATCACATACGCGCCCTGGCCCACTGCCATTCGCAATAAACATTAATTGGTAAATATTGAATGCTCCAGGAGCAGTAGTATCATAACCAGATTTTCTCAGACAATTTAATACCGCATTAAGTTTAGACATAAAATCTTGCTTGGACACACTTTCAATTAGATTAGATAACTGTTTATCATTTTTAATACTACGACTATTAAATCTGCGCTTAAATTGCATAAATTTTGAAGGATTCTGACTCAACACTAACAATTGAGCTACGCCACTCTGGGCCACATTGCCAGTTATATATTTCGTAAATATTTTCTCCATTTCTCTTTTAACAATTGGAGAATCTACATTAATTCCCAAATCTCTTAGCGTTTCAAGATTCAAAGTTTTGCCGATATATCTATTTCCTCTTTTCAAAGCAACCATATCTGGTCTATATTTTACAAAAGTACCCTCCAATCTTCTAACAACAGATCGGGGATTATTTTTAACAAATTGTTGAATTTCATCTTGATCCAGGGGTACGTATTTCCAAATATCAGTCTTTTTTAAGGTTTTCTTAGCATTAATCCAATCCCTAGACATTTTCTGCAAATCACTTGGTGATAAGCCAGTAATAGCTCTAACATTGGGCATGCGAGATAACCTTGATAGAAAATATGGTCCGTGTACTTGAGTTGGTCCAAAAGAAGTTCCTGCATCGCCGATAGCATAAGTTTTACCGCCGGATTCTAAATATGACATAATCTTAAATAAACTATCAACATCCATGCCAGGCACAGATTGCAATTGCATCGGTTTAGACACTATACCGAGCATTTTTTCAAGTTGTTGGATTATCTCATCTTCCATCAGCAAAGCACGTTTTGAAATTGGCACATCATCTACAGGAAAAATATATCCAGTATGATCTATATGTGGCTGATCAGCTACTTCATTTTTCTTTGCAACATCAAAATTATCTATATGTTCTACATGAAATTCATGCATTGTAGCATCCTTCGGCTTTTTATCATCGCGAAAACGAATAAACTTTTGATGCCTGAGGCCACCTGGCTGTCTTTCCTGGAATCCTATCTCAATAACAAACATACCAGATTTTAGCTTCTTCTTAATTTTTTCTTCATCTTCTTTGGAGAAATTACTTATTTCACTAATATGATATAACTTCCCTTTGTAATATTGACCAAATAGAGCTTTCAGTTTGTCTTTCTCGCTCATTTCATAATCATATATTACATAATCATCAGAATCTTCTTTGCCGCCGCCACCTTTGTATTTATACATAATACCAGCCGGCTTCGGCTCTTTTTCTCCAACAGCTTTATATTCATAGGGTTTATTTTTGATTTTTAAAACGATGCCTTCGCCGCCACTTTTAACAGCCGACTCCATGGCTTTTTGCCATTCTCCAAAAGAGTATTGTTTGGTAAGCTGAATTTTATCTCCGCTCTTTACCATAGATTGCAATGCTTTTCTTCTTTCAGAGAAAGGCTTGTCTGATATATTTTTACCCTTACTCCAAAGAGCATCATACAGATGTATCTTTAAGGTACCAGACAAATCTTTTATTTTTTCACGCGCATTTTCTGGAGAGCTTCCAGCTATTGAAGTGACTTTTCCAACATCTTGTTTGTTTTTTTCCCAATAAACAAGTTCGCCTTCAACCATACTACCATCTGGTAATGCTGATGATAAAGCTTTTACCAAGTCAGGAAAATTATCGGTTTTTTCATCCCCACGGCGACTATACAAACGAACTTCGCCACCTGATTTGATAACTTGAATTTTCCAACCATCAAGTTTTTCTTCTACAACAATATCATCTCGGTCATGCTTTTTAAGCAGCTCGTCCGGATCATCAATTTGCGTGAGCCTCATAAGAGCGACAGGTTTGATTTCTGCCGCCATTCGTATGGATAGCTCGAACATATTTAACCCCTATGAAATAAAAATCTATTTATTAATTCTGCCTTAGAAACTTCTGGATATTCAACTGTTCTAACGCGCTTTCTACCATCTTTGTAACGCTTTAGATAAAGTGCTTCAAAAAGTGCTTCTTCCATTTCTTTTGGCACTTGTTGTAGTTGTGGACTTAGATCTTCCATATCTACCAACTTGGCACGTTGTTTGCCCTTGATTGTAGTATAAACTGCCCATACCTTATTTTTATAAGCATCCTTTAACATTTGCACCTTCTCCAAGTCTTCCTTGGACAAAGGAGCCCTTTCTGCTGTTTCTTTTTCTTCTTTGGAGACTTCTGGCTCAGGAGAAGGCGTTTCTTCTTCAGGTGCCACTTCCTCTTTTACCTGTTCTATTTTTTGCTTATATCTGCGTCGTGTTTCCTCGTCAGATTCCTTAAGACTCTCTACTGCGCTTTCACGAGCTTCTGGTGCTATTAGATTCAAATCTACAAGTTGTTGTGCTATCTCCTGAACCTCGTCTTCCTTGGTCTTTACCTCTTCTTCAGGTTTTGGCAAAGAGGGCTCTTCCGGCAACTTTTCAGGTGGGACTACTACTTTTTCTTCACCACCAACTGGAGATAGATATACCCAATCCACATCCACGCCAGTTCTTTGCCATGTTCTGTCGCCCATGGCTTCTTTTAAGCCTCTCGGCATTTGACGTTTGTGTGGGCCTAGTTTAAACCAATCTTTATCAGGATCTGCTGAGGCATCAACAATATGGGTTCTTAGATATTTACTGAATCTATCACGATCAATTGCGATTTCATCAGTAAGATCATTTCTTGCTATGGAAGGAATTAATGGATCCCTGCTCCACCCTCTTTCTTTCATGTAACGAGTGTCAGGGCTTAATTTTTTTTTTGGAGCCTCTTCTTCAGGAGGAGGAGGCGTGCCAGTTGGAAGGCTTGGCTCCCCCGGCGTGGGCGCGGTAGAAGGAGGCGGTCCCGCACCTTCACCACCTTCGCCTGGTGGTGTTATTTCTCGAACATCTATCTCTCCTGGTTTTTTACTACTTACCTGACCTTGTTCTTGAAGTTTGTAAGTAAAAGCAACGAGACGACCAAATGCTTTTTCATAATCTACCATTAGATCTTTTGTATACACGGGAAGTTGTAATACCTTTTCGCGCCATGCAACCAATTCATAATTTTTAAAATCACGGGTGGCTTCTTTGTATAACTTCCGAGCTTCACTCATTCTTTCACCAATGGCTGCATTAGCCTCTTTAGCAAATCTGTACATTTGACGATACTCTTTAAAAAAGAGTCGTTTAGCTAAACCACTCAGTCTATTCCAAATTCCACTGAATATACCCGCTTGTTTAATAAGATCATCTTCATGTTGAGCTGCTTTTTCAATGAATTCATCCATCAAGGAAGCATCCTTATAAAAGCCCGCCTCATCAAGAATGTCAGCGATTATAATTGCCTCTTTGATTGATGGAGTTTCCACTTGAACTTTTTTCCCAGTCATCTCATTGCCTCCGAATTATTATACTCCTGGTCCAGCTGGACCTGGCCCTGGACCTAATGGTGGCGTTACGCCACCACCTTCTGGTGCGCCTGCTCCTGGCGGTGGGGCTCCTGGGCCACCCGGAGGTGGCGCTAATTCACCCAAACCACCACCGAGACCACCACCTAAGCCGCCGCCAAGACCACCACCTAAGCCGCCCATTTCACCACCAGGCATTCCTGGCATAGCTCCAGGCATTTCAGGTATCACAGCTTCGCGCTCTTTAACATCTACTGGTTCCATAATTTCCTTCTCAGGATCCAGCCCGCGAAGTTCTGTAATTGTCATCTTACTAAGCGCCTGTTCCTCACGCTGCCTTACTGCGTCATTTATCATCTCTTGTCTCATTTTAACTCTTTCATCTTGATAGTTTAGACCAAGACTTCTGTAAAGAGTTTGCAGAGATACTTGCTTATTACTTACTAAGCCAGTAATATTAGATATATAATCTTGCAGATCATAGAGATTCATGTGATTCCATTCTACTTCAGGAACGATTAGCTTTTTAATACCACCCTCATATTCGTAGAAATCTTGAATCTCGCTAATGGGTGCAAAGACTTTATTAACGAGCCATTGTGCCATCATATTTCTGAAGTTAAAATATCTTTGTCTCAATACTTCTAATCCGATAGAAGCAGAGGCATAAACAGCACTTTCAGTATCTATGATCGCTGGGGGCACCATAAGACCTGTGTAGATATTTTTAATAATTAATTCCATATCTTGTCCAATATCTAATACTTGTCCTGAGGCACCCACTCTCTGAACATCAACGCCAGCATGAGTAATTAACTTGAAGTCTTTGTCATATTGAGCTTCCTCAAACATTTGTCTAAAAAATTCCACGTCTTCCTGAGTAGCTCTATATTCTCCGTCAGTATTACCACCTACTTTAATAATTGTAATTGGATTTACAAGACCATCTGCTTGAGCAAATTTAGCTTCACGTAATTTATCATAAAGCATCAGATCTTTAAACACGCTTACAATAACGCTAGTGCCTCTTACATCATATGGGCTGGATAACATCTTCAAGTGTGAAACATTAAAGTTATCCAAAGGAATATCTTCACCCTTTCTTACATGATATATAATCTTTTCCGGAATCTGTTTTCTAAGCTGCACATCAGCCGGGTTATTACTCATAACCAAACGCTGTAAAACAGCATCAGGCTTTAAAGATATGATGGGACTACCAGATAAAACAGTTTTCTTGACATGTATATAATCGGGATTTTGTATTACAATCTTAGCCCATTTGCCCGAGTTCTCGTCTAATTCAGCATATGGAAATACTTCGCCCAATTTCCAATACTCAAGAGACATGTCTCCCATAGATTGCATCAATGCCATTTCTTCAGCCATGTCTTCAAAGAACGCCAAAACTCTTTTGTCATGGCATTTTAAATTAAGCTTACTAATTGGATATGTTGCATGTAATGTAATTGCATTTCTGACTATTGGATGTAGCTGAAAAAAGTTTCTACACCATGCATTTACAGTAATTCTATCACGAGGCAAATTTAAATTTGCCATTGTGAACAATGGACTATAAACTTCTGGCGCTAATCTCTCTACAAAAGAACCAGAACTTGTACCAGCATTTGTGCTGGTAGATGATGCACTAATACCAGAGCCCACGGCAGCCTTCTTGTAGAATGATTCACTATGAGCTATAGCACCAATAGAGCCAAGGCTCTGATTGCTATTAACTACACGAGAACTGACTCCAGCTGCACTATTTACCCATTCTCCACGATTAAAACTGCCGTTTAAGTTTGGAGCCGGCTCTGTAGGTTTCCTCATTAAAGTGCTTCCATTTAGACTAGTCTGTTCAATAAGATGTCCATTATTAGCATCTTCTTGAAGTGATGCCCTTCTATATTCAGACACATTACGACCAGTCTGAGAAGATACTCTCAGCGTAGTAGCTCCTGTTTTGACATTTTCTCTTGTTCCTCTTCGCTTACTCATCTTTTCACCTCTTAATTAGATCTGGGAAACTTTGGTGCATATGCTAATGTAGGTTTGGGCAAAGACGAACGTTCCGCAGCGTGTTCACTCAATTTAAAACCCCTTGTTTTATCAAACTTATATGCTAAATAAGCATATATAAGAGCCATGAGTCCGTCATTTTGGATCTTTCCCTTCACATATGTTTGATGTGGCTCTCCTCTCCGCAAAACAGTTTTGCTTTCCATAGAGCAACAATGTTTCACTAACCATATAACTCTTTCATAACTGGCCCACGGAAAACGTATTTGACCTCGCCTCAGCATATTAAACATTTCCTCAATAATCTTATCTTTGTCTATTACAATTTCTAACTCATCACGGTTGTATTTTACACCACCCGTGACCATACTTGAACTCCTTACACTTCTGAATTTTTCCCCATAGATTTTCTTAAGTTCACTAGATAAGTCTTCAGCGAAGCCGATGTCGCCCATAGCTGAGCGCACACTATATAACCTAAACATTTTTTCTACAAAACCTTTTTTATATTCCATGTCACGGCTTTTCAGCCGTTCCGCATATTCAATTACAAATCTCTCTTGGTGGTCCACAGATAAAACGACACCACAAGAAAATGATTGTCCGCGAACTACCCCATCAATGTTGGGTTTACCACCCCAGTCCATTCCAAGATATACAACCTTGTCACCTGGCAGAATAGCTTTGGCCATAGCTCTATTCTGGTCCCTACAAGCATTATATATCTCCTCAAATGTAATGGGCATTCCCTGTCCGGAATGAAACTCTCCTAATACTTCAGTGTTCCAAGTCACTTCAGAGTTTAAAGGATTATTTTCTGGTTTTTGCTGAAGTATTTTTTCTTTTGTGAACTCTGGAATAAAAAGCTGGTTAAAATGAAATCCTACAAAAGCTGCGTCTTCTCTGCCAGGAGTAGGTAGCCATTTTCCTCTTTCTACAGCTTGTACTTTGTCTTGCTCTTCTCCACAGGAAGGACATTTTACTACATTTTCATATAGCCATATTTCTTTCTCCCATTTATCAGATTCTGGTGTGTAAAGAAGGAAATACTTATCACAATGAGAACATCGCAAATAATATCGGCGCTGATCTGATTGCTCCCACATACGATGGAAGAAGGTGCCCTTTTGCCTTGGTGTTCCAAAATATATTTGCACTCCACCAGGCTGTGGCCCAAATTGTGCACGAGTCAAACATTTGATGGTTTTGCCAATCGCCACCTCAGTCATATCTTGAACTTCGTCACAAAACAACACATCAAAAGTACGACCCAAAACTCTCGTACCCTCATTCCCAATAGATTCGCACCAAAGAGTATTTCCATGTTTGAATTGTTTATACATTAAAGTATCGGTTGCTTCTCTAGAGGATGCCTTCTGAGCTTGCACATACGCTTTCATTTTACCGGGTGCTTTTTTATCATCATAGTCAGGTACAAGAATAGAGTCATTAATCATCTTTTCCAATTTATCTTTGGAAAAATTATGCATAAGTTCTAGCTGAGGAAAAGCGTGCATTACGCGAATAGGTGGGACCTCATTAATACCATACATACCACTTGAAACCATATACAATTCAAGTGCGGAGGCCATTGTTGTAGCTCCAACCTGACGACCTTTAACTATAACCACTGGTTTTCCATCTGGCTTAGTAGCTGCTGTAACGATATGACGATAAATATCGGCTATGAATTTCCAGCCATTTCCAGTAAGCTTGAATGGGCGCCCCTCTAATTTTAAATAGTTTTCTGCAAAATAGACGGGATCTACCCGCATAAGCTCCCGCTTTAATGAATCAAAACTATTTTCGGTGCTCCACATGTCGTGGGCATTCAAGGTTTTTACTGGCACATTTACACCTTTGAGGGCTTGCTGAAAACCTCATCATTTCCATCGTCTTCCTCACTAACGACGAACGCTGGTGTTTCAGACAAACCAATTACGTCATCATCTTTCTCTAAACCCAAATCTTTCTTTTCTTCTTTCACTTTCTTTTTAGCATATTCTTTTATTTCATTAATTTCTATTTCATTAATTTCCTTATCTGTAAATCTCTCAGGACGAGATCTAATGATATCTAAAAGAGCTGGAACATCAATGTGTCCCTGACGCGATTCACAAATATTATCGATATGTTTTTTAACACCAGGATACTTTTCGAAAACACTTTTATCATCGGCGGCCAATCCATCTCTACAAGATAGTGCAACTGTGTCATCAGCCATTTCCTTGGGGCTTTTTCCACTTATCTCTAATGCTTCTTGCGTAGCATGTCTATCTACAAACTTATCAGCCGCATCTTTTCCTTTATTGTAAGATTCGCGAGCTTGTTCGCCAACTTCCCTAAGTATATCATCCCAATCATCTATATATTCTGCGTGTTCAACCATACCTTCCCATTCGTCCATGGCCGCATCGCTGTTCTCAGGCGTTGGCATTCCTCCCGCAATAATCGAATCTGGGTTAGGATTTTCAAAGTCAGGATGCATTTTGCCAACAGAAAGTGCTTCATCTAAATATTTTTTCCGCTCTTCTTTAAAATTTGGACTATTTAAAAGCTCATCTAAATCCCCACCAATATTTAAATGAGGAAGCGCCTCGTCGTAGCCCAATTTTTTACCAATGTTTACAACTAAACTATCTGCTATATAATCATAGATATCATGTAATGAAGTTCCTCTCAGACCTTTAAGCCCTTGCTCTGCAAATCTGTTTACTACATTATTTTTAATAAGAGCAATAGAAGAAGCATTGTTTAGAAAACCCAACGGATCGCCATTAAACCATAGTGCCCACCAACCATACTCTCGCCATTTGCCAATATCGGCAGGCTTCACACCTTTCTGAGCCATTCGTTTTTCAAGTTCTTTTTTTACTTCTTCTATCTTTGCCTCTTGTCCTTTGAATAATTCAGGCTGATTTAATACCTGAGTCAATTGAAAATCAGTCCACATTTCTGTCGGCAAGATAGGAAGTCTTTCTAATTTTTCCAGAATAATCTCTGCCGCTAAGCGTTGTATATATTTATCTACATAAGCGGCTGTTTTAAAATTACCCTCTTCGTCAAGTTTGTTGGCAATAATGATAAGTTTTTCCAATCTGGCTTTTTTCTTTTCAAAAAGCTCACCATTATGACCGTCGTCATGTATTTGTTCCTCATCTTTTTTAGCAGCTGTTTTGCCAATTTTATCCAATCCTACTAATTTTTGCAGTTCTTGAACTTTAGCCTCTACTGCTGATTGGCCATCCTTATTCTGAAAAATATTTTTAATATCTTCAAATGGTGATGTGCCTCTCTTAAGTTCCTTATCAGCAAATTCTTTTAGCCAGTCAGGAAGTGCAATTGGACGAGCGTATTCTCGATCATCATTACCAAAGGTCATTTTAAATGTTCTCCATTATGCGTAGTATTGACTCTGCCATTCACCAAAGCCTTCTGTGCGCGTTGGATCATTATCTTCACCAAGACGCAAACGATCTCTGAATTCTGGATAGCCCATATCAGCCAAAATCTGTAGGATTTCAAGCTCTTCTCGGTCATCCATCTTATACTTTTCTTTTGCTTCTTTCCAAAGTTCTTCTAAATTGCGACCACCAGAAACTTTGCCATTGATGAGAGCACCGGCAATTGCCCTTTGGAAAGGCGTGATTAGCATTTGAAATCCACTAAAGTGTGGCACGCCAGCTTCTCTTACAAGCTCATCCTCATGAGTGTCGTCCGCACGGCGATGGCGCATCTTCTTTTTCTGTTTCATCATTTGTGATAAACCTTCGAGTGCATCCTCAACATCATCGCGGGCCTTCTCCAATAAGGCTCTTACTTTATCAACTTTATCTACATCGATCTCATCATCATAATCTGAATGCAAAGCCTGAGAGATATAAGAATCGAGCTTTTTATATTGTCCCAAAGTTTTTTCCATCTTAGATCTATTGCCCAATACTGAAGTAGGTTTTGGTAGTCTATTTATTTCATTCATTAGAAATACCAAAAAATGTTTGGGTTTTTTAGAAACACGCCAATCATCGCTCTCCTCTTCTTCTCCTTCGCCTTCTTCTGCAAATGGACATGCACCCATCTCTGCCCGTGGACCCAATCCCATAGGACCTGGGCCATGTCCAGGACCCATGCCGTGACCGCCGGGCACAAGCACTACAGAAGCTCCCTCAAGCTCATCCTCTGCGATACTTATAATTTCTTCGGTCATTTTTTCGTCTTCTGAAACTGTGAAGAGTCCCTTCTCGTTTGTCATTATGTTATCCTCCATTACAGGGATTCTAATCTATCTACGATTTCCTTTATCTTTTCAATTACATCATTCTGTATTTTAAGCAGTTCTTTTAATTCCTGCTCTACCTTTTTCTCTAGATACTTTCTGCTTGGCAAAGCTCGTAATCGAATTTTATCTTCCTGAACCGACGCAAGAGATTTCTCATTAGTCACTGTATCCTCCTCAACGAGATAATTTGTTTAATGCTGAGATCAAATCGCCCAATCGTTCAGTCATTAATTTCTGAGAAGTAATTAACTCAGACATATTACCAACAATTACTGTTTGACCTTGTTTAACATCATCCAAACTCTCTTCCATCTGTTTACATAAACTATTAAGACGAGCATGCGTATTTCTTACCAATTCAATCAAATCTTTAGGTACATACCAAGCTGGCACATGATCATCATTATAAACCGCATGCATTTCATGCAATTTTTTAACATAAGCAAGGGCTTCTTTTAATATATCTTCTTGTTCTTTTGTGAGTGTGCCCCGCTCTTTAATATCCAATATTTTCTGATCTACCTCTCTTAGCATCTTTGCCTGGTCTCCCACCAGTTCGGCACCTATTACCCTTTGTTTGCCATATTTAGTAACAAAGTATTTTACGACATTAATTAATGTCCAAATAAGTGCAACAAATAGGGCTGTTACAGCAGAAGCAGTCAATTCCATGATTCGCTCCTATCTCCATTTTCTTGCCAACTCGTCTGCCTTGGCAGAGTCAATTCTATTTTCCTCAAATTCTTTTCTACATTGTTCTACAGCATTGCGCAAATCCATTGCCTCATCAGTAGTTAGTTTAATTCCTTCTTCTAACTTTTCTACTATCTTTTTCATCTCTGGATTATCCAACACCGCATTCTTTACAATTTCCGGTTTTTGAAAACCTATTAAAGAAAATAGTCCTTCAAAAAGATTTCTGCTTTGATTATTATCAGCATAAAAACCAAGAGGGAAAGCGTATAATCCATCTAGGCCAATACCAGAAAATGTTTGTGCATATAATGGACTACCAACAAAAGCTGGCCCATGCATGCCAGCAGCCGTATCGCCGAAATCACAATTTACTACGCCCTTCTCTTTTATAACATTGGCAGCATACATACATCTATCGCCAGTTTTGTAATAAATATAAACTCGGGCATTAGCCATTTTTACTTTATCCTGTTTATCACTGGTCACCATATTCATTGGACACATATGCGCAACAGAATCGCCAGCATGCTCGCATGCTTCAGTAATAGGCAATCCAAATGGACAACGCTTATCTCCTTTTTCATCTGATCTTATAAAAGCACATTTTTTCATTTTAATACCATCGATTAGTTCTTTGTTCATTCTCTTTTTCAGTTTCTTCTGGGCTGGCATACATCATGGCTTCTGCAAATATCCACGGAGTAACAACATATGGATCTCGCTGATTTGGCATATAATCTGGATATTTATCTCTATCAACCTTTATTTCAACCTTGTATTTCACTTCTTCAGGATCGAATGGACCAGCCGGAAATCTTTTTTTCCTTACGATTTTTCCTATCATGTCTTCTTTATCCATCCAATTAAGACGAAAATGATGTGTTGGTCGGGCTCTCACAATATCTCCAATCTCAAATTCAGTCTCATTTTCTAGCGCTGCTTTTTTACTTTTTTTTTTGCTTTATCTCTTTTTTCCTTACCCTTTAAAAGCAATTTCCAATAAGCAATAAAATCCTTGACAGCCGATAATGCTGCATCATCAGCAGCTTGCCCTAACGCTTTCCTGCGTTGTTCTATATATTCTTTTACACTCTTAAAATTTTCTAATCCTTCATCTGAATAAAGGTGCGGCTCCTTTTCAAACTTTGCCACATCATCGCCACCCACTGGCTCATAATGTGTATTCTTTACTATTCCAGTAAGCTGTGTCACTCTGGCCATTCTTTTACTAGCTTCTGTTTTCTCTAATTTAAGAGGAACATTTGTTTCAAGATCTTCCAAAAGATGTTGTTCAATATCATACGCCTCTTCTATCTTACTGTTTATTTCGGGCATTAGAGTCTCAAGTTCATCATATAATCGCGTCTGTTCTTCCGATAAATTATCATAGCCGATGGCCTCAACCCTTGGAACTATTTTATTAAGATATAGATCACGCACCACTCGCTCCGAATATGCTTCTTTTTTGAGCGATGCTTTCTTAGTATCCCATCTTTGAAATCTATCTTTCTGAGTCTTTTTGCGCCATTCCACCCAATCTCTAATGCCACCTGGAAATTTTTTCATAAATTCAGCAACATTGCCATAGTATGGAGAACTATCGAATTCCGAATAATCCATGTTCCTTCTCCAAGGATTAGGAGTAGTGCCATCATTATGCGGAGCCATATGAGCGTATTTTTTGAGAAATGCATCACATTTAATACAGAAGCTTTCAAGTGCTTCTGCATCTCCTGCATCTTGAATGGCAGCAGCAATTTTTAATAAACGATTAAGCGCATTTGACATCATATCTCCTGGGCATCCAATATGTGTTGGACCATTTTGTTTTTTACTATTTCAAGCTGCATCAGCTTACTTAACGGAATTATAGGCAGCAACTTATATTTTGATAATAGATCTATAGTTTTTTTGGAATTCATTTTAAGCATTTCATTAATTTGTTTCTTTATATGATTGAGTGAAATACTTTTCACACTCCCTCTATATTTTAATAAAGCTTTTTCTAACTCCGGATCTATCTCAAAATTAAATTTAATAGCAAGCTTGATAGCTCGCAATATTCTTCGTGGATCATATCCGATTGTTAACTCTGGATTTATCGGCGTTCTTATTAATTTATTCCTAATATCCTCAATACCTTTGCCCGTTAAATCAAGTGGGTCTTTTGTTAAATCCATAGGTTGTAATAACGTATTTATAGTAAAGTCTCTACTGAATAATTCCTTTTGAATATCTGACGGCTCATTAATACCTATTTTCTTAAGCTCAGCTGTAATTCCAGGCACCTTAAAGTTATTAGAAAAATCAACCTGGATGTTTTTAAATATTAACGATGAATGGCCATCATCATGCATTTTAAAATTAGCGTCAGGCCATTCATGATTTGCTGCCATGGCAAGAGCCAGCGAACCGCTATCTCCGGTTGTAACATCAATATCTTTAACTGCTCTTGCTGGAACGCCTATAAGTCTATCGCGTGGCAGCCCACCTACTATATAGGGAGCAGACACATCACTTTCTTTGGCTAATCTTTCAAGCGTCCTTAACAGCTCGTTCAAAAGCATTTAAACCCCCGCTGGTGGTGCTGGAGGCGTACCTCCCGCTGGAGGTGGTGTGCCCGGCAGAGTTGGCGCTTCCGGAGCAGCTTCCTCCGTAACTTCAAACATCTCTTTTTCTTTTCCAGGCTCAGCAGCAAACTCGCCCATTTCTATTTCAGGAGGGCCGCCTTCTTTTTCTTCCTCACCCTTTAAACCGCCCTTTAGCTTATTAATAACTTTGTCAATTCTGTTTCCAACATAAATATTAAGCTCCAAAGCTTTTGACTGTGCTTCGCCAAGTTCAGGAAAGTGAGAGGCTATGTTCATACTATCTAACATCATATCAGCCTTAGACAATGCCCTTACAAATTCGCGTTCACTTAATTTTTTAGACAAAGGCTCAAGTACATTGAGTACATCTTGGACAGTGAGATTTTTATCTTTGAAAGGATTATCATCTACACTTGGTTCTTCTGATTTTTCTTCTTTAGGCGCTGGTGGTGGCATTTCTGGCGGTGGCAATTCTTCTGCTACACCAGCAGGCGGCACTGCCTCCATGCCAGCCTCTCCAGCAGGAGCTGGTGGCATTTCGCCCATACCTTCTTCCATACCAGGAGGAGGTGGAATTTCTTCACCAGCAGGAAGTGCAGGTGCATCACCACCTTCATATTCACGCCCTGTTAAAGCCTTTTCAATTCTAGAAGCAATATCTTCGGCGGGCGGTTGTGCCACTTTAATTAGTACACTTGCGCCTTCAGAAAAACCTTCTTTTTCAAATTGTTTGGCAACACGAATAATACAGTCGCGCATCGTAGCTTCGGTTCTTAATCTCGGAATTTGAGCTTGTAAATCATTTAGAGACGACATCATGCGCAACCACACATCATCTGGCCATACATTTGCAAATTCTCTCAAAAGTCTAATCGCAGAATCAATTCTACTTATTAAAGAGCGCTTCTTTTCTTCTAAGCTCTGAATTAATTTTCTTGGTCTTCCAGGACCCCTACGGACAGGCATTTCTTGAAGTTGCAGTTGTTTTGGCATTACTGGAGGCTGA